CGATCAGCGTGTCGGTTGCGTCCAGTACAGCTTGAAGCGCGCTGTCATCCACCGTGTCGGTAATGCCGACAGCAGCCTTGAACTCAGAGAGCGTTGCGTAGGACATTTAGCGGCCTCCTGTGTGCATGACATAGAGCAACTCTGTGCCTGATGCTACCACTGCGTAGAGCTTGTCCGACTCTGGCAGCCAGATCTCGTGCATCTCATTCTTTGGCAGAGCGAAGCCAGTGGCGGTAGTCACATCGCTGTTGCCGAGATAGATCACATTGCCACCGGTAGGAGAGTGCAGGTAGACATAAGACGCGCCAACAAGCCCAGTTGCGATGAGCACTGGCTCAGTTCCGACGGTCTTTTGTGAGGCGATAATGGTTGCCATTATTCCCCTTCAGGAGCGACGGCTGGCTCCGATTGCGAGATGGTAGCAGTCCTCATACCCTTTGATACTTTCGCGCGCTCTACGAGCCGCGTTGGTGCTTCTGCGTCGACATCTGCAACAGCCTCAGCCAAGGCAAACCCAATCAGGCTCTCCGCCTCTGCTTGTGGCAGGTCAACGATTGAGCCGCTCGGATATTCACCGCGTCGCTTGCAAAGTCGAACGAGCATTAGTTCTCCTTACTTGCGGTTCAGGGGAGCCGCCGAAGCGGCTCCCCATCCCCACTGACTAAACCTAGCTACTGACGGATCAGTTGCAGGCGTAGTACTTGACGGCATCAGCCTGTGCAAGGCCGGTCGCGCCGCGAACCTCAACCTTGTACGACACCAAGCCCAGGTTCCAAGCGTACTCGCGCGATACGGAGACACTGATGCCACCGACAAGCGCGGTCTTGATCTGACCAAGGTCACCGAACAGGATTGGCTTGGCATTGTCAGCAATGTCAGCAATCCCTGAAGCGGTGTAGACAGGCTTGCCAAGGAGGCGATCAACGCCACCCTGACCACCTGGCTGGAAGAGCGGAAGGCTGGACGAAGTGATCCCAAGGATGGTTCCAAGGGTCGCATCGGACATCAACCAACCAGCCTTCGCGGCGCCGCGATATTGCTGCTTGACCGCGAACTGGAGCTGGACTAGCTCGGAATATGTAGGCACGAAAGTCGCACCTGTCACACCTGAACCAGCCGCGTTCACGACGGCCGTACCAGCGGCTGCGCCGTGGGCAATAGCAACTTCCTGACCAGCAGCGTCCGCAATGAACGCAGCGATGTCAAAGGCTGCATCTTCAACCAGCTCCTCGGACACCTGTACGAGGATTTTGTAGCCTGACGGCTGGAGCTGGAGCGTACCCATGGTTGGGTCACTTTCAACAATCGTTCCACCTTCGCCTGGTGCCGTTGCGGTTCCGAGAGCCGTGGCTCGTGGGAACTTGATCGCGTTGCCGGTGGCAACACGGATCACATCAACAACATCTGGGTTGATGAAGGGGTTGATCTGGCCTGCAACGACATTCACTCGTGGGAATACCGCAACAGGATCACCCAGGTTGCTGCTCTTGGTCACATCGCGGTACTCGAACGAGTCCGTGCCGCCAGCAAGACCGATGGCGCGCAGGCGCTCCGAGTCCGTCTTAGCCTTAGGAGCCGTAGGAGCAACAACAGCGGCGAACTCGGCGCGAGCCTCGTCAGCAGCCTTGCGTGCTTCGGTAGCGTTCTTCTCGGACTTCATCGCCTCAGCCAGCGAGCCGGCCTCTGCGACGAGCTTCTCGAAGCGCGCCTTGTCTTCGCCCTCTAGGGCGATTCCCTTATCGGCGGCCTCAACGGCAATGCCGCGTGCCTCCGTCAGGAGGTTCGCTCGCTTGTCAGCGAGATTTGCGAAGTCGGACATAGTGTCCACTTCCTTTCTCCGCGCATAGGCGGACTATCTTCTTTGCTCTCCTCGGTGGGTTGCTCTAACGCGGACTCGCCTACTCAGGGCGGTGGGGCGCAGGCACGAGACCTAGAGTGCGTCACCTTCTGCCGCTTCCAGGGCAAGCATTGCCATAGCGACGGATGGGTCAACGACCTTCTCCTGCTTTGGCGCGAGCTTGGAGCGAACAGCATCAATGACAACCACTTCCTCGGCGGACAGTTCGCGTCCAGCCTTGATTGCTTCAAGTGTGGCGACAAGTGCCTCAGCCTCTACGCCGATCTTTGGCGCAGTGACTTGGCGGATTGCCGTGAGACCAAGGGTTGCAGGGTAGGCAGGGGTCTGACCACCAGCGGCAAGGATGCTCACCTCGAACAGGTTGGCTTCCTTGATCGTGCGCTGATTGCCATCCCAAGCATCCTGTACCTTCTGGAAGCCGAACGACATACCGGCAGCGGCGCTCTCATGCGTGAGCATTGAGATGACCTTGGCAGCGTCTGGATCGGCTGGATCTAGTTTCGCCTCAACGCGCAGACCAGTCTCGTCCTCGGTCAACTGAAGGCGACCGCTTGCCGTGGTGGCAAGAGCGCGCGTCTCGTCATGACCAAACAAGAAGGAGATGATCTTCTGCCCTGCGGATGCGCGAGCCAGTGAACGCTTGAAGGCTGCTGGCGCAATGCGCTCCTCGAACGGCAGACCAGCGCTTGCGCTGTTCCAGATCGCGGCGTAGCCAGTGAAGGTTCGCTGTCCGTCAGCGTCAGCCTCGGCAAGACGGTACTCGCCGATTGGCAGTGAGCGAACTTCTTTCTCTTTCATATCAATGATCTCCCTATCTTCAGCTGCGATCAAAGCATCTGCCCACGAGAGTACGCGATCAGTTGCGTCGCGGTCAGTTGTTTCCACACCCCAAAGGAAGCCAGCAACAGCGCCTGGACCTGGGAAGTCCTCGTTCTCCTGATCCTCATTCTGTGGCACGCCTTCCCAGTCGCCGCGATGACGGCGAATCCATGCGGCCATGCGGATCACCTTGTCGGTGTCGGCTCGTCCGGCTGCGAGTTCGCGTGCCTCGGAGATCGTCTGCGCCTGCAAGCCATCGCCTGCGCGACCGTCCTCTACGAATGACAAGCCACGAGCTGCGGCGTTGCGGATGTAGTCAGGAACCTCGTACACGGCGCGCTCTTCGTCGGCGAGATACTCGTCAGGCGAGTACGCCTCGATCATCAAGCCGCGAGCCATCTCGCGCACGGCTGCGTCATTGTCAATCGCGTACTCCAACTCCTCACCATACTGCTCCTTGAGCAGACCGTACTTGTACTCCTTGAATGCCAAGCCGGTGGCGAAGGGTGAGCCGTCAAAGTCGTTGAGGTGTACCTCTTCAACGCCTGCGACCTTGTACTCCTGAAGCCATGCGCGCGTCTCTTCTAGGCGCTCAATGCTGCGAGCAGAGACCACGATCAGTTGCTTATCGCCAGTCATGACCTCCTCGTTGAGGAGGTTGATCAGCGGCTGATTCGGCTGCTCATTGTCAAGGATGAGCGTGCCGTCAAGGTCAACGATGATGTAGCTCAAGACTGTGAATCCTGACCGACTACGCCGATGTTAAGCGCCTTGTAATGCTCGTCGCCACCGGCCACATCTGCGCGATCCTCAAGACGGCGGATCTCGTTGAGCGATAGGATGCCGTTATTCAGCGCGATGGCGTATGCGTCGTAGCGCTCCTTGGTCGTAGGTCGGAGCAGGCCGTCAAGAGTGAACTTGATGAAGGTCTGATCGGCACCTGGAACGAGACGCTGCAAGCCAGCCTCTAGGCGCGTGACGAGTGGTCCAAGCCCAAGGCGCAGCCATTCGATGCTCACGATCTCAACGCTGTTGTACGAGCTGTTGCCGCCTGGGTACTGGAGCAGGTGAAGCGGTACGCCCATCAATCGAGCGATGGACTCAACGCCCCAGTGCAGGGTCTCAACCAACTGCATATCGCTGATCTTCATGGACATCTGCTGGAAATCTGCACCACCAGTCAGCACGGCGATCTTGTGCATCTTCTCGATGCCCTCGTGTCGGCGGCTGAACGAGTTGCGGAGTGAGTCCGCCTGATCCTGCGTCAACTCTCCAGGGATCTTGATCACGGCGGATGGGGCTGCGCCCTGCTCGTAGAACTTCGCGCTGTAGAGCTGCGTGGCGCTGGCAAGGCCGAGCGTCGTGCGGTGCTGCTCAACAGGCGACGGTGCGCGGAGCGCCGAGCCAGTGGCGAAGAGTGGGATGTGCAGGATTGCGTCGGCGGTCAACTCCACGCCGACATTGTCATCGCCAGTGACGGTGTAGATCGGTGCGCCGTCAACGCTCTTGATGGTCACCTTCTGCGGATCAAGTACGCGCATCTCAACGATGTCGCCGTTGCGCCCCTTGATGAACAGAACGAACAGATTGCCGTCAATGAGGAGTGACGAAACCATGCGGTGCTTCAAGTCGAAGCCAGTGAAGTTCGGATTGTTTGGCTGTGGCATGGTGAGCCAAGATGGTGACGGTCGGTATGGGCGGCGAGTGCCGTCAATGCGGATGTAGGTATCCCATGGCAGCGACGCGACAGTGTCGGCGTACAGCTTGACTGCTGCGTAGTAGGCTCCGATTGAGAGTGCCGTCTGGCTGTTGATTGATACACCGGCAGAAGAAACCGATGGCTGATTGTCGGTGATCCAAGTGCCACCTACGGCACGCTGCTCACCAAGGATGCGGCGAAGGATGCTCACTTACGGTCTCCTAGCGTATAGCCGATAGCGGCAAGAGCCGCGCCCAATGCGATGAGTCCTAATGGGATAGAGAGTAGCGCGAGACCTGCGATGACAAGTGCGCCACCCACAACTTCGAGAAGGTTGCTAATCATAGGTTGATCCACTCCACTTTCGCTGCTGACTTAGGTTCTACCTGCAGGAACTTTACACCCTGGAAGGCGACACAGGCGGAGATCGCAGCATCGATGCGGTCTGGGGATGCCTTGTATGCCTTGGTCAAGACCTGACCAAAGCGCGTCAGGCGCGTGTGGACATTGGAGATGTGGCGAGCTAGGAGCGGATTGCCGTCGTGGCGCAGCCCTTCGCCAGTGGCCACGGCCGTAAAGAATCGGTCAACGGCTGGACCCATCCGCTCAATCGTGGCGGTGTTGAAGACTGCCACGCGCTTGCCGTAGCGGCGCGTCCAGTCCTCAATCTCAGAAGCCCAGCCAGGAGGGTCGGCAAAGATGGTCGCGTCATAGGTCTGCATGACCTGATCGATCACTGCGTCTACCTCGCCGCGCGGCACCGTCCAGTCTGGGTCGCGGTTGGTGTCGGACTTCTCCCACGCCCTGATCAGGAAGATGTGACCGTCCATTGTGCAGGCGGTGATGACCGTAGCGTCACGCGCATACGAGCCGTCAAAGCCGATGCTCAGGCGCTCGCCTGGAATGAGTTTGCGCTCACGATCAGCCAGTTTTGCCCATGCCTCTGCGCCAATCCAGCGGTCTGGCGGCTGCACAAAGCGGTTGAGATGGTAGCGCTGCCACTCGTGCATTGGCACTTCGCTGGCGCGTGCGAGCAGTCGGTCGATGTCTACGAATGCTGGTGCGCTTGGGTTCGCCTGCTCTAGTGCAGCCCTACGGCCAGTGTCGGTCTCTAGGTCGTGGCTATCAGCAGCAGCCCACCACTCGACTAGGAAGGAAGGGTCGATCACCTCGCCAGACGAGATGCGCTTGGCGTAGGTCAGCATCCTGCCGAGCAGCGTGTTCTCGTCGGAGCCTGCCGTTGAGATGTTCAACTCCAGCGCTTCGGCTCGCTTGGCGAGAGAGTTGGAGAGCACGAGATGCACGCGCTCTTTGTTGCCTGTCCACTCGTGCAGCTCGTCAGCGATAAAGCAGGTAGGTCGCCCACCGTCGTTGGTGCCTGCCGCAGCGGCGACGCGGTACATACGGCCAGGGCGATCCTTGATCAGGATCTCGGTGTCGTAGACCTCAAACAGTTTGGCGAGTGGACCCTGCGTGAGCATAATGCGAGCCGTGCCAAAGAGCAGGTCAGCCTGCTCGAATGACGCCGCAGCGATAGGGATGTTCGGTGACTTCGGAGCCTTCGGTCCAGCCAGTTCTGCTAGGGCGATAGCCGCGAGCAGCTCGGTCTTGCCGTTGCCTTTGGGCGTACCCAGCAGGGCACGCTTCACGGTGCGCTTCTGTGTGGCTGCGTCGTACTCGTAGAGCCGCCAGATGTAGGCACGCTGCCACGGCTCTAGGCGGAACGGCTCGCCGAACTTATCGCCCTCACCGTGAACTAGGTTGGTCTCAATCCAGCGACAGACCAGCCCACCCCACGACGGTGGTGGTGGACTACTGATCGGCGACGAGTAGAGTGGCCTCTTCTGCGGAGTCGTTGCCGGCTTCAATGTAGCGTGGGTCGGCTTCGGCTTCGGCTTCCGCGAAGGCTGCGTTTGCGATTCTGGCATTGAGTTCCTCCAGGCTTCTTGCCGCCTCACCATACACGATGCCCAAGGTCAGCCCTGCCTTGGGGTGCAGACCGAACCGATCCTCTAGCTGGCGGATCTCGGCATCTACTGAGGTGCGCTGTCGGTACATAGGGTTGAGGATCTTCTGCCCCTGAGAGCCTGAGATCATCGGCTCCTCGCGTAGGTAGATGTCCATCCGCTCGCGCTCGTCGTACATCGAGAAGAGCCGCTCAAGCGCTGGCATCTGCGCTGGCTGCACAACCTGAGCGAAGGGTGAGCGCCAGAAGATCTCCCAAGACTTAACCCAGCGGTCGGTCAGGTGGCTCGGTGCCGGTGGAATGGCCGCAGGATCAAGAGCGATCTGGGGCAGCACGCCAAGATCTTTGGTCGATCTGTTCTGCCTTTTGTCTGCTGGCTTTTTCGCGCTCATCTAAAAAAACTCCTAACCGTTCGTGGAACCCACACCGTACAGGAGATTGACGAAC